ATTATAGTAGTCATCTTTTTCTAGATCCTCATAGATACGCAACAAGTCACGTTCAACTAAGTCATATGTGCGTTTCATATAACTGTCGTTGTTACTACGTAGTTTAGCACCACTACAAATAGCAAACTCTACATTGTTATTTGGATGACGGTTAGCCCATGCTTCAATCACATCCATATAAAAGTCTGGTTGCTTTTCTTGATCCCAACGTGCTGAGAACACAACACGATGTTTACGATCATGAAAAGGAATAAGTTTGTCTACTCTACCTAACACTTCGCTCTTGCCAAACGCAAGACCTGAAATATTATAGATAGGTGCGTCCCAACCTGCAATACGCATATGTGCCACCATTTCTTCATTGGTAGCAAGTACACCATCTACGAATTCGTTAACCATCTTTTCATAGTGACCCATCCACTTTTCCATACCCCATACATGAACGAAATCATCAGGATCAATGGATTGAGCAAGACAACGGACATAAATGCGAGGACGATGAGCAAGATCGATTTGATCCATAATGTAAGGCAAGCTCTCGATACCGGGCTGAAACATGTCCTCAAAGTAGATAACATCTTCATTTGTTACTTCTCCTGCTTTCATCATCTTAACTAAGTTCATCATTTGACTCATGCCAAAGTATGAACGACCATGTGCATCTAGCACTTGACCAGTAACGATTGATTGGTCATTACTTAGTGTTTCACCTAGAACAATAACATAGTTAATGCCACGTTTTTTGAATACACTTTCATTCCACTCTTGCAGTTGTAAAGTATATCTTGCTTTGTAGGGTTCAAGACCCATGTAAAATAGTTTACGCATCTTTTCTTTCTATATCTTCTTCAATACACTTCTCACCATATTGAACTTCTAAGATATGACATGGGTCAGTGTAGTTATTCTGTCCCTGATGCCATACACCTTTGCCGATCTGGTAAGTCTCATTTGCATTTTTAGTTATACACATTGTACTACCGTTTACAGAAGTTGCAATATCGCATTTGCCCTTAAGTATGTACCAATGTTCCGAACGTAAGAAGTGGCGTTGCATACTCAGGCAACGACCCGGTTCAATTACTAGTTCCTTGACTTTATATTCGGGCTTGTCATCTAATACACGATACCAACCCCATGGTCTTCTAGTTTTTGGATTCTTCCATTCTTCAAGTATCCAACTACTAGAGTTTGCTTTATTAATGCCGCCTACACCAAATACAAATTCTACGTCATCAAACACCATTTCTGGAATATTATCTTTGGTTCTGTCGCCACCGTTAGCAAATACAATATGTGCGTCTGGATAACGAATCTTTGCTAATCGGATAGCATCACAACTAGATCCGTCATCATCATTGTAAACTATGACCTCATCTACTACGTCCATAGAACTTATGATTACAAATCGTTCAGTGATTGGCATGAATGGTCGACCTTTTTTACGTGTCAACCATTCATCAGAATTAATACCGACAATTAGTTTATCGCCTAACTTTTTTGCGGCTTTGAAATACTCAATGTGACCGGAGTGAACAGGATCAAATCCTCCGGTCACTAATACAATTTTAGTTTGGTTTTGCATCTAGTTCCCATATATCTCGTACAGGCTTCCCTGTGAGATATTTATTGAACTGACGGTAGATGTAACTTTTATTACTGTATAGATCGGCTTCATCAAATTTGTAGCCGAAGTCTTGACAAAACTCCAAATACTTTTCTAGGTCATCGAAAATTTGACGGACGCGGGGATTATGTGGATGTTGATATTTTGCCATTTGATTTCTCCTTAGATGGCGAGTTGTTGAATAGGTTGATGTGTTTTATAGTGAATCGTAGCACCGTTCTCATTATCTTCTGATACTGTGATAGTGATACTACGATTTGGATATCGAGTTGCAATGACTTCATAGAGATCATCACTAATCATTTCACAACTTTTGTAATCCAAAGCAAGAATGCCTTGAGAATATTGATTCTCTAGCCATCGTTTGAATTGAATAAACTCAATATCACGGTCGTTGTGAAATACTTCAATCGTCACTTCAAAGTGAAAGATGTGACGATGTGGAGTTGCTAGAAAGCTAACATCATATTCATCACCCGTTGCGAGTGCTGGATCTGTTGCTGCCGCTGGGTACTTGTGAATACCCTCTTTTTGAAAGCGAACAAAGATTGTACGAATTGCTTTATCTTTGATACGTTGTCGCTTCAACTGTAGTTCTATTTGATGATTGTCCATATTATTCAAAAAAATCTCGTTCTTCTAAAAAGGGTAACATTACTTCATTGAGCCAGATGCGATGACCTAACCCATTTGGGTGAGCGTTGCCTACCCCGACAAACAACTCCTCACGTCCATTCATATAGCTATGCATAGAAACTTCTGACATGATAGAATCACGATCCAAATCGTCATGTAAGTACCTGACAATTTGATGATTCTTCCATCTATCTAAATCTTCTATTATATTATCCATATAAAATTGTTGATACAATCTAATACCTTTTGACTGACAGAGATATTGTAACATAAGAATATTCTCTAAGCTAGTGTGAACGGGACCCGGGGCTACTGAATTTTGTGCCATCATGAAATATTCTCTGATAAAATCCATCTCATCTTGACAATGGGATGAGGTAATTAACCATCCTCCCTTTTTATTATAATGGATCATATTATTGCCTTGAGCCTTAGTTAGAATAAGTTCCAAATTCGAAATATCGTTCTTTAAATCAGCAAGTTGAAGATTCCAACCTTGACCAGAACTTTTCCAATTATCAATTAGTTCAGCAATCATGTCAGGATTATCAATATAGAATGATTTACGATCTGAAGATGACCACATAACAAATACAGCAATTTCTTCGGGCTTGTACCCAGTTTGCAAAGCCTCATACACCGCATGAGAGGCTTTCTTTTGGATCAATTCTTGTCCTTGACTAGCTAATCCGCGATGGTCAAACTTAACATCAGGGTCGATGTTTTTGGTGATGTATGCTTCTAGTTGATTGGGCCAGGCATAAGGTGTGCCTGGATCACTAAAGCTACAACCAGATGTGATAATTTTACGTATTTTCATTAATGGTCGTCATCAAGATGAACTTGCTCATGGTCATTATCCCATTGCAATCTTCGTAGCTGACGTAGTTCATTGAGATACTTCTCTTTAGCTTGAGTTAAGTTACGTATTTTTTCATTATCCGTTGATCCTGACTTTTCAAGATGGAACAACTGATTATCTGCTAAACGATGTGATTCTTCTAGTGTTTTGATTCTTTGTGAGTATGGCATGTTATTCTCCTAATGCTTCATGCATTGCTTCATCACTGTCCTCATCATCGAGTACAGTTTCGGATTCAACAGTATTTACTTCTTCAAACAATTGATTAAACATAGTGATAGCATTGATAGTCTTTTTACCACTCAATCCTTGACTACCAGATTGCATCTGTGTCCAAAAACTTGAATGTTCTTTGATTAATGCAAGACTTTTATCCTTGTCATTTAATCTAAAAATTTCATCAATAACATTACTAAAGTGCATATCTTCAAACTTGTTGGTTAGCATTTTAGGTTTGATGCCTTGCTCGTATCTACGATTAGCTTCTTGTACAGCAGTAATGTGTTGATAAACATTGTGAGCCTGCAATAATGTATAACTAAGAGTATCCCAACTTGTCTTTGTTTCTTTACCTTGATTGTTGATAAAACCATGACCACGATAACACAGGTCACGAATCAACATTCTATTAGTGATAGGACTGTCTGTAAACACAGTATGTATACCATCTTGTAGAACTGCATCTCTAAACTTACGACTATCAGTAGCGTAATTTTTGTTTTCCGCAGTCTTAGTCATTGAGTATGCCCACTTACGATTGTCCTCAATAGTAGTATTGAAATATGCAAGACCTTTAGCCGCACTGAAGAATGGACTAGCACAGTCAAAGGTAATCTTGAAGTTTGGATTGTGATACTTGCGAATAGCACGTTGAATATCACTGAACAATACAGCATATTCCATGATACTTACACCCAAGCAGTGTAATAAGTCATGCTTTCCTTCAACTAACAATCCATCATGGATGATGCCTACAAGTCTACGTAACATCAAGTCTACGTCAATTTTGTTCTGACCACCGAACGCCCAGCCATTAAAATGATTGTCTGGATAGACATTTGGATCACAGTACTTCTTCATTTCTTCGTACCAGTTATCGCTATCTTCATGTGTCAAACCTTGCATGACGTTTAAGAATTTGCAACTACCGTTACGATGTTGGATAAAGTATTCGTTGTTAATGTGAGTAGCTTTAATAGCATCTTGTAAGTTACTAATCTTATGTTGCTCAAATGCCTTTGTGTTACGATACGATTCACTGGGTACATCTAAACACATACCATAATCCATGTATGTGTCCATCCATAACAAAACTTCTTTTCGCTTTGCCAATGCTTTAGGACAATTAGGATCTTTCCAATCAGCTGGCCATTGACCTTTTAGAATTTGAAAACCCCCGCTATCACCTAACATAAAGGTTCCCTGTTCACGTTTGCGAATAATAGATTCTGCATGGTCATCTTTATTAGGATCTAAGTTAGCATGTCCTGCTGAGTATAGACCCCACTTGTAAGTGTACAAACCTTCTTTGCTGTTTAGAAAGTTCAAGCATTCAACGTCACCATTGAATCCTGCAGGAATACGTGCGGCATCAAAGTAGTTGTTGCCCTCACGTTGTTTTCCCAATCCACTAATGAAAAAGCTAGACACTGCCGGTAAGAACAGTGCCCAGTCGTCTTTTTGTTGTTGTGATAAGTTAATTTGTTCCAACTTTTTCTTCTTCTTTAATTAGTGTTTTTATCATAGCAATCTTGTGTTGATAACTTGCAATATCCATATTCATCTGGTCAACAATATCTTTAATAGTAGGATGTTGCTCACATAATGCTTTCAACTCTGCTTCTTCTGTCATCTTATGTTCAACCCATTTGAATATAGCGATAGCATTAACTGACAAATTTACAGTAGCACTGCCGCCGCCAATTGTCTGCCAGTTATTGCCATCGTAAACTTTCATATTCTGACTGCTATGATCATACGACAATACACCGATCATAGGCTGAGTGCTACTCATATTGATATAAGGCTGAGCACCTCTGTTACTAGTAACATTAAGATACTCACCACCGACTAAGTAGTCAATCATTTTGATTGAGCAGGCAATAGATACTTGTATGTTGCAAGACCACTATCAACAGTGATTTCAACTGCGCCCTGATCGGCAATCTTGATAGTCTTATCGCCGGGTAGATCCATGATAGACTGAAATACTTTCACGGGCCACTTCCAAGGCTGAGTCAATTTACCAGTAACACCTGCATGAAACACAAAGTTGCCTGAGTGAGTTGATGGGTCACCAAAGTTGATTTTTAAGTCATTACCAACAGTAGTGATGATAAAATGCTGTTCTTCGTTGTTAGCACTTGCTTGCTTTTTCAAACGCAAGATACCTGCAACAGTAGGTTCAAACTCAACGTTCCAGTTAGCACCCTTGAACATCAGTGTGCGAACCTTTTCTTCAACGATACCTTTAGTCATCAAGCGATAGTCGTTAATGAAGTCACCGTTGCTTGTTTCAAAGTGAATCGTAGTCGGTACTTCTTCATTGTCACGTTGAGTACGAGTTATGTTGATTTTAGAAGTATTATCATATTCTTCAAAGCCAAGGATTGTCTTTAGTTTACCTAAGTTAGGCATACCAAATGTGCCGATAAAATCTGCAATTGGTGACTTGAATGTGCCAGTCACAACTACTGATTTGTTTTCAGCTACTGCACTGACTTGAGTTTCTTTGTCAGTACCAACGATCTTGACCAAGTCAATGTCGCCTAAGCCATGTGTATGTTGAATGAGGTCTAGTAAATAATCTTTCATGTTTTTCCTTTGTGTGTCCTATATATTTAGGAAGTTATAACTTGTATTATGATGGGTTTTATTGCAAAAGTCAACACCAGTTTAACCAAATGTAAACAAATCGTCAAACGTTGACTTAACATCAATGTTGCTCTTGATATCCCAATCAAGTACTCCCAATAAGTTGTCGATTTTTTCGTCAACTAGTGTCTTTTCCATTTCGTTATCATCGAATGGTAATTCTTTGAACCATTGTGGCAATCGTAGTTCGTCAACCGGGTAAGCAATTGAGTTGAAGCCTAATGGATTAGGCTTCAGTTTACAAACAATGATTTTCATACCATCTATAATTTGCATTGAATAGTTGTCACTGTTCATTTTGCGTAGATAGTTCCAATTGATTGCGGCACGTGCGTGACCAACACCACACTTACCAGTCTTCTCAAACGCAATAGTATGCTTAGTTAGATTGTTAACTGACTTAGGAGAACCCTTCGTCCAACTATCCTGAGCAACCATAACACGTTTGAATTCCTTAACACGTTCAATGATATCCTCACGATTTTTACCTCGTTGTAGAACCATTTCAAGAACGTCCATTAAGAACTCTTGTACGTATTTAGGAGTATCAGCCCGTTTCAAATCAAGACCCATAGCTTTGATATCACCAAGAGCACCCTCTTTGTCCTTACGTTTGCCTTCTTTATCAAAGATGTTGATAGCATAACGCTTCTTGGTGATAAAGATACTACGATCACCAATCAATTCACGACCTGCTTTGATAATCTCACCATTCTTGCGAGGAGAATGAAATGCTTTCTCCATAAATGCAGGGAAACTACTGTTCGCTTCATCAGCAATTGCATCATACAGACCAATACAAGTCTCTTTGTTCCACTCAAGTTCGCCTGCATCAATTTGAGGTTTCATTGTATTATAAGCACTGAAATAGCATGAGTCAGTATCGCCATAAACAATAGCATCACCTTCGTGAGTATACTGCCCAGTGATAACACTGTTAATCTGACTCATCATGTGCTTAACAATCTGACGACCACTCAATGTAACACTTTGACCAATGCGCTTATCATAGAAACGGCAGTGTTCGTTCAACAATGCGCCATATGCTGAGTTAAGCAAAATCTTACGAACAAGTTGACGCTTATCGTAATATTCAAACTTATCAGTGCCATATGCTTCTTTTGCTAGCTTCTGTGTTTCTTTACGTTCAGAATACCATCTACTTAGTAGACCGGGAATCACTCCCTCTTTCTCATATGTAAAAATTGTACCGTTCGCACTTAGCATCCAGGGCTTATGACTATCAAACACTAACTTCCAAACTTCTGCCGCACTCATTTCCACACTGCGACCATCTTCATAGTCAACAGTTAGTATTGTGCCACGTTCTTGATTCATAATTGCTGTGTACTCTAACGCACCGAACAATCCTTCCCATAGAATAGCACCCGTAACATCGTCATCACCATCTCTATAGTACTTCTTTTCTCGGGCAAGTTTCATGCCCTTGTCTTTCATGTACTGGTCTGTGATAGTCTGTCTGACTTGAGCAACGATGGTCTCCGGTGCCATGTTAAGAGCACGGATCGCTGATGGGTAGAGCGAGTTAATGTCAACTGCTCCGACCCATTCGTGTAGTCCTCTTTTGGGCGTAGCAACATAGGCACCTGCCGCTTGTTGAATTTCATCATCATTTTCAGTCTTTCGTTTTTTATCAGGAACAACTAAGCCTCTTTCATGTGCTTCATTCATAATAGCCATTTCAATCATAGCTACAGAACCCATGACAGTGGGCAATAACACTGTATTCTCATGTGCTAGCGCATTTGCTAGATCAAGGAATTTTAGTTTGTTGTGGATCTTAACCAACAACATCGTATCTTGTCTGTTGTATTCAATGAACTTTTTAAAGTCTTTGTTATACAATTGGTCAAGAGTACCTTCGTATTGTGTTTTGTTCTCACCTACTTCCATTTCACCAATGGCATCAAGTTTATAACTGTGGCGAGATTCATAGTTATACTTCTTGTAAAGTTGTAGATAATCAAGGTGAATGCGACCAATAAGGTCAAATGTCATTTCAGTCTTGCCGAATCGTTCGTACTCACGTGGCTTAGGCAATTGACCCATCAAGCAGAACTTGCGAGTATCATCTTTGCTCATTACACGTGTAACACGATTGACCATGTAGGGAATATCATAGCCCTCTGAATTCCAACCAGTCAATACATCAGCATCTTCAATCAACTGAAAGAAAACATCAAACATATCTTTCTCGTTGTCGAATAATAGTGTGTTAGGAAATTCCTTGACGATTTCTTGTGCTGTTTCTTTAGTCATGTGCTTAGGCGCAATAACTAATGTGAAACAAGTATCAAGCCAATCTAAGTAACAACTGATAGCTGTAACTGGATTGAATGGGTCGCTAGTAGGACTGAACCCTTTAACAGGATCAAAGTCTACTTCAATGTCGAAAAAGCAAGTGTGAAGCTTAGGGGCATCAACACCAAGATAGTTTTCCGAGAGACAACGAAAGACTGCATTAACATCGCTCTCAAACAATTTCTTACCGTTGTGAATTCTACGTTCTTTTTCAAATTCTGTACGTTTACGTGTACTGAACTTGCTTACAGGATCACCGTATAGACTGCGAAACTTACCCTTAGGATCACTGTAGTAGAATATATAATTGGCTGGAAACTCCTTATAGGTTCGTTGACCTTCAGGCGTTCTTTCGACCACATAAATGCGGTCGCTATCTCTATCGTGGATTGCGTCTATGTAACTCATTAGATATTATTGTACTCTTTTAACACGTAAAAGTCATCCCAACCGGACAAATGCTCTAGTACCCTATCGTAACCTTTACTAGTTAATAATTGATAGATTCTATTACGGTTATCTTCTTTGTAGTTGTGTTCGATAGTAAAGAACTTTACCTTGTGTTTGTCAAAGTCAAATGATTCAAGGATCTGAATCTCATTACCCTCAGTGTCCATTGAAATATAATCAATGTCTTTTGGTGCATCGTACTTTTCAAGTAATGAGGTCAAAGTGATACCTTGGAGTTCGTATTGCTCTTTGATATCAAATCCAGTTGGTTCATCAGCCTTGTTAAGATATTCAACCGCAACACTAGCATCACCCCTATGGCGTTCATTGAAAAGAACTGTTTCATTCGCTTTCCAAACAATACCATGATCTATATTGCAACTACGATTCTGTGCTAGTTTAGCATGCCATTGTGTTGCAGGTTCTACTAGAATACCATTCCAACCGTAGTCTTTTTCTAGAATGTAGGTGTTGCTGATATCATACCCATCGGTTGCACCAAAATCTACAAAGTATCCATTTGTCTTATATCCAAGAAACATCAATGCAAACATATCTTGGTATGTTTGACCGTGTGACTGGTAGAATAGCTCAGATAATTTCTCTCTATGTTTTTCTAAAATAGGATTATCTTCAATATTTATTTTACACAGAACAGCAACGTGCTCCGGTCTATGCATATTGAGCGGGTTATAGGTACCTACCTCTGCCCAGTAATCATCTATTGGACGTGATACCGTCATAGAGTTTTGCCAACTGTCTCTAGGATGGTGTTAAGTTCTTCGTTATCTTGATTAGTCTGTGTTAGACTTGCTTTGTGTGCAACCCGAATAGCTTTCTTCAGAACAGAAGGTTTAACTTCAAGTTCTTCGGCGACTGCTTTGATGGTATCAGTCAACCCACCATTCAATGTATCAATCTCATGCATAGTTGCCATGCCCTCGTTGATAAGTTGTGTGAGTTTGATCTTTTGATCGCCGCTGAAAGTTTTAGTAGTGGACATA